TATGCCACCTCTGCTAAACTGTGTAACTGTTACTCCGCTAGAGTGAGTTTCTGCTGTAGTGCTATTGGCTCCTCTGGTACAACCTGTTATGTCATTACCTGTTATACCTGTATACGTAACTTGCTCACCTCCTATATGCACTGTACCAGAGGAGGCAAAGTCACTCGTAGATGTGAGTGTCAGTGTGGTCACAGAACTTGAATGTGAGCCATTTAGCGTTGTAGATTTAACGTCATCCTCTTGAATAGCGTAGTCTCTAGAAATGTATTCGTTGTAGTTTAGCTTAGTTAAACTGTTACCTGTTGTATTTAGGTCAGTATCTTTTTTTATTCTAGCTGTATTATAATCTATATACTTTGCACTCGTAGGCAAAGAGTATCTAGTTACACCAGCAGTTAGAGTTTGATTAGTTGTGCTATGATTAAATGGATAGCCAAACTCTCTTTGATTAATGTAACGTATGGCATCGTTTACTGCATTTTTACACTGTGTTTGCACACCTCTAGATGCAGAGAAGTTAGAGGACGTAAGCTCTACCTCATTCATTCTAACAAGTGTTTTGTTTGTTAGTGTAAGAAATGTTTCTGCCATACTACTGTCCTAAAGATATAGTGAGGGGGCCAGTTGCCCAGCCCCCAAGTTTAGTTATGCGAGTAAATCACGATCCACTTCGTTAGCAGAACCTGACTGTGATACTTCATCCATAAGGACACATACCGCAAATACACGGATAATACCACCAGTAATAGTTCCACTTGACGCATGAATCTCCACGTCAATCGTATCTGCTGATGCAGTAAACGCTGGTACGTTAGCAACGACACCGCTAGACAGACCTGCAGGTGGAGTAATGTCTCCTACTGAAGCACCATCTAAGTCAAATGACGCAGCAAACAAGTCTACGTCTGTGCCTGTAATACCAACATGCAAAGCAGAGTCAGTAGTAGTACCTGTCATAGCAGTGACAACTTTAAAACCTGCGTACAGGATCATAGTGTTTGCTGGGACAGCGATAGCTTCGATGATGTCATTAGCTGCTAGAGCAGTGCCACCATTTTGTAGAATTGCATCTGCAAGATCAATATCGTTCTGCAGAGTTACCAAGCTACCACGAAGCTGCTTATTGCCTGTACCGCCATTGTTGGAAGTAGAGGCTGAGTTTGTGGACATAGAAATAGTAGCCATAATTCAATCCTCCCTTACGCTGCGTTATACTTGGCAGTCACGATACCTTCTGGACGAAGAATCTTTCTACCATATAGATGCATACCACGAACAATGTCAGCAAAGCTGTCAGGGTCACGATATGTTTCAGTCTTGTTGATCTGCTCTGCAGTAGCAACAGCACTATCATGTCCACCAACAATCACTCCAAAGTTGGAGTTCTGATTGGCTGTTCCTGATGTACCGGGTCCAGTTCCTACGGATGGCAGGTTTGAGGACGTGTACATACGAAAACCATGAAAGTTGTTAATCACAAGCCCATTACGAAGGCCACCTGACTCACCATAATCAGCGTTCATAAAGCGGCTGTCTTCGTCACGAAGTAGCTCCATAAACACCGGGTCCACTACGAGCCAGCGACCATCTGTGTCTACCTGCTGTTGATCAAGCAAACGAGCCATACGAGCTACAACCATTGCTGGTGAAGCTGTTGCAGTTGGCAGTGATGTAGCACCGGGCATACGTGCTGTCAGTGGGATAGAGTGGTCCCCTGCAGACGCTGTAGTGATGTTACCAAATGATGATTTGATAATCTTCATAGAAGACAACAGTTCATCTGATCCAGCAGTAAGAACAGACTTAGAACCGTTTACGGTTGTATTAGCTGTGTCTGGTGAACCATGTAATGCAGACTGTGTAAAACCTGCAAGATAACCTAGCACGTCTTGGTCGTACTGATCTTTCAGACGATAGGCTGCACGATCCGTAGCAAGCTGCATAAAGTTTACGTGCGAGTGTGCCTCTTCAATGTCATCCATTTTAAAAGCAAAGTAGTTGCTCTTGTCAATGGTTAAGTTGAAGTCTTCGTCATCAAGATCCTGCGCTGTGACAGTTGTGCCACGAGTGTAGGCTTGTACTGAAATTTCAGGTTCTTTGATAATACGCACGGTATCCCCTTGCGCACTAATCTCCCCAAAATAATCAGAGTTAGTTATTTCTCCTACTACGGTACTTTTGCGAAACGCAAGCTGTACCTGTTTGGAGTAGATTACGGGACTAAAATTACCGTTAGGTAAGTTGCCGTAACCTGACGCCGATGAAAAAGCCATAATTAAAATCCTCCATATAGATGTTTGGCTTATGTTATTAAGCGTAACACTTTGAAAGAGGCTAGCTATTCTAGGGTGCAATCAACACACACGTTGGCCTTTGTGTATGATGTCGGGCCTATACTAAACTAGGTAGGTCTTATCTTAGTATTTTAGCTTAGTGCGTAAAAGTAAAAAGGTAGCTAGTTGTACTAGGGCTTTATACTTTTAGTTCATAGACATAGTTATATCTACTTAATTCACTATGTCAAGACTTTTTTACCTTGCACCACCAGAAATATCATAGACGAACTTACCGTTTCGTATTGCTTCCATAATATCATCTGACCGTGCTTCGTATTCTTTTGAGGACATACGCTGTACGTCTGACTCTTTGATCTGTCCTGCTACACCTGCATCGTCAATCTTAGTGTTTCTCTTTGTCTTAACTTGTGATGCAGCTTCTTTTGTGTTGCGCTTTCTAGACTTTGTATCCATGCCCTTGTCTACCTTAAACAAGTCTATCACTCGTATTACGGATTGAGGGTCATCTTGGTTCTCGTACAGTGCATCCTGTACCCACTTAGGTTGTTCTTCTGCCCAGTTGTGGAAGTCATCACTATCTCGTAACTCATCAAAGTCAGCGTGTGCTGAACGTATTTCATTCTCTGATTTAGAGCGCTGGGTGGCAGCGTTGATCTTATCAATCTCTTGTAACCTCTGATCTGCCTTTGCAAACTTTTCGTCTGCTTTTTTAGTAGCGATAGTCTCGACTATGCTTGCTATATCAGGATACTTTTTAGCCCACGCCTCTATGCTTTCATCTGAAGAAGGTGCTCTTACATCACCCTTAACGGCATTTTTTATCTGTTCTTTTAGTTCTTTTATTTCTTCCGTTTGTTTGTTTAGATGGATGCGTAAATCACCGTACCGTTTCTTATACGTTCTTTCTTCTGCAGATAGCGTTTCTTCTTCAACTTCTGTATTGGACGCTTTCTCTTGGGCAGCTTCTTCCGTTGCGGGTTGTTCTGCGTTCCCTTCAAGGAGGGCTTTAAGTTCTGCCTCATCCTTTTCTATGCGTTTCTTGTTTGCGTTACGGTTTGACTTGGGTTGTACAAATCCTGCATTCTTTGGGGTTTCCACTTCTGTTAGTTCTGGCATTTTGTTTTCCTTTTTTATGTGGGGCCAGCATATAGCCGGGTAGCCTTATTGTTTATATATTTCCTACACCGCTAGGAGTTCCCTTTTCAAACTCCTCAAAAAACTCTTCATCACTCAAATCACTGTCGATTAGTTCACCCTCTGCTTCTGCACTACCTCCGTAAAATGTACCGGGAGCACCACCAAATCTAGGAGGTCTATCATCATCGCCATCTTTATCTCTAAGTGTTTTAATATAATCTTGTTGTTGTTGTATTATAGCTTTTGCCTCTGGTGAATCAGAAGCGAAAGGTTCAGCTTTGGAGAAATCAAAAATGTTTTTTCTAGTTTGTAAGTTCATCTTTACAAAGTTTGCATTTACTCTGGCTTTATTATAAATGTCTAACTGTGCTCTTGATAAAGTATTACCATCTTTATCTTTACCTGTTTTTAAAAAATTAGATGTGTTAGATATTACTTGCTCTGCTTTTTTTGCTGACGCATTGTTTGCTATTTTTTCAAGAGCAAATCCACCGCCGGGGAATATTACATTTCCTACAATTTGTAATATAGCCCTTTCCACCATAGATGGTTTTCCAGCATTCTTATCACCTGTTAGATCTTTAGCGTAGTCATCATAGAAGTTTTCATCCCACTCGCTTACATCTGTATTTCTCCAAGATGGGGGTTGATCTTTTAAATCAGGCCCACGGTCCCTATCATCTGCTTCTCTTTTTTGTTCTTGTTGTTCTACAGGTGCGTCTGCTTTTAATGTGTATCCTTCTGGTATAGGACTTAGAGGTCTGCCATTAAAGAATGTTATTTGTATTTCTGGCTTTGATGGGTGTACATAAGTTTTAAAATCAAAGCCCGTAAACATTGGACCCGTACCGCCAAATGCCCCAAAGCCGCCACCTGTAGGCTGTGGTATGTTACGATCAGGTATGTCCTTTACCTCACCACCTTCATCTAACTTCTGCGCCTCTTGTTCTACTTCAAGTTCATCATCTCTAAAGAAAGACTCTTTACCTTGTTTAATTCTATCAAATCCTTGTTTAGCTGCAGCTTGTAAGTTTTCAAAGAAAGGTGTACCGTAGTAACGTCTAGTTGCAGCGTTAATCATAAACTCGTTAGGGCTTGCCATGATAGGTATATCATCACGGACCTCTGCAGGGGTAGCTCCTAAAGGTGCAGTATTACCACTGACAGGATCTTTCTTCTCAGTAAGTATCTCTTCCATGTTTTTATCTACAGCACCACCTTCAGCAAACTTTAGTCCAACACCAACAACAGGTCGGTCTATGCTTCTGCCACCAAGAAAAGCTCTGAAACCGCCTCCTAAACCAACAGTTAAAACATCATTACCTGCTACGTTATCAAAACCTATGTTGTCACTTACGTTTAACAAATCCTTTACATCCATAACTTGTTTAAAACTATCTTTAGTTTTTTTAGATATATCTTCAGAGGCTTGATACCTATTAAAAAACCCTTTATCGAAAGAAACCTTATTATTAGATACACTACCTATGCTATCACCTGAGTCATCAGTTACTGGTATGGATAGTTTTTCTGCCTCTTGTGGAGAATCATCATCGCCTTCTGTTGGATTAAAAGGGGGTGATGGTTCAACATTATCTGGTCTAGTTCTAGGTCGTATAGAGCTAAACATTACTGTATCATGTTCTGCCATTTATTTCGTCCCTTAAATATGTCAAGCGTCTAAGTGCAGATATTTCACCTTGAGCACGGTAGATACCTTCCATGCTAGTTTCCTGTTCTAACTTGCGTTGGGCTGTCTCTATCTTTTCGTTTAAAACTTTTAAGAAGCCATCCCACAGGGGTTTGTCGTTTACTAACTTCTTTACTATCATGTACCAGTAAATCCTTGCTCACCCGGTGCTGGTGCTGTGCCTGT